TCACCAAATTGGTTTTGGGCTCAGGGGGCATGAAGTAGCACTCTTTGAAGAGGGTAATACAGTAGATATATTTTTTAACGGTCTACAAAGATGCTATGACCAGTATTGCGAAAAGTTTTCATCTTTAAGGGATGGAAAAATTCGCGGGACTATTATGAAGTTGCAGCGCACTGACCCCGGAGGGGGATATCACGTTTGGCACGGTGAGCAGGGCAACGGGGAGCACGCTAATCGCGTGCTTGTCTATATGCTGTATCTAAATTCTTTGGCTCCCGAAGAGGCCGGAGAGACAGAGTTTTTGTACCAGCAGCAGCGATTTCGTCCTACAGAAAATCAAATGATTTTGTGGCCCGCTGCTTATACCCACACGCATCGCGGTAATACGGTGTTTGGCGAGCGTTCAAAGTATATTGTCACAGGATGGTTCTACTATGACTGATGCAGAACATTTTGAAAAACACGGTTGTGTGCTGGTCAAAAACTTTATTGACGAGCAGACTATTTCAGTCGTTTCTAAATATTTTGAAAACAAAATACGTCGCGGCGAGTGGAAAGAACTCACCAAGGACGGCGACCCCACTTCTCGCTACGCTTATTATGCCGATCCTTTGGTTGAGGTTTTACTTGAGGCAAGTAGGCAATCGGTAGAAGATGCAACTGGCAAGGAGTTGGTCCCGACTTATTCTTATTCTCGCATATACCAGCCGGGCGAGTCGCTTAGACCTCACGTTGATCGACCATCGTGCGAAATTAGTGTGACGATCAATGTCGCCACAAAAGGAGATTTTTCCCCGGTATATACGCAGTACGGAAAAAACGACCCTGAAAAGCACGTATTGAACCCAGGGGATGCCGTCATATACCTAGGATGCGACGTAATGCATTGGCGTCAGCCGCTTGGGGATAATCAGTTAAATGTCCAATTTATGTTGCACTACGTGGACAAAAATGGGCCAAACGCTGATTACGCAAAAGACAGGCGCCCGGACTATGGCTTTAACTCTAGTGTAGGGGGCTAAGATGCCAGCAGGAACTCCTAAAGTTGCAATGTTTGGTCGTTCGCTCGTCCCGGGCGGCACACAAACATTTAATTCTTCCGGCACATTTACGGTGCCGGTGGGCGTTTCTAGGGTCAGTATTACCGGCAAGGGTGCAACCGGCGCAGCCGGTAATTCAGGTAATCCAGGCAACTCTGGGGGCACAGGAAATTCTGGCTCGTCAGGTAACGCTGGTGGTGGGGGTGCGGGCGGCGGCGGCGGAGTGACTGCCTGTGCAGTGGGTTGCAATCCCAGTAGCCTAAGCAATACTATCTATGTGGGGCAGGGCGCAAATCTACCTTGCAGACCTTTATGCACTTCTCAGCGATCTGGATTGGGCGGTGCAGGTGGAAGTGGTGCAGGTGCCGCTGGATATCCGTGTTCTCCTCCTTTTACTCCTTTTCGCCCATATGCTATCAATACCTGTCCTGCGTGGCCTGTAACTTGCCGCACTAATGTATTTGTCGGGCCGTGGTTTAACTTTTTTTTAGCAAACGTCAACACAAATGTGTTTTTTGGTGGCTCAGGCAGTTCCGGTGGCGGCGGGAATACTGGGTCAAGCGGAAATACAGGAACCGCAGGAAATCCGGGCAATCCGGGAAATGCTGGAGCAACGGGCGCATCCTCTAGTGGACTTGGTCAAACTTTTACTGGAGGTGCCGGGGGGAACGCTGGCTCCGGCGGCTCCGGCGGCTCCGGTGGGGCCGGTGGGGCTGGAGGGAATGGGGGCAGTGGAGGTACCGGAGGGGGTGGAGGCAAGGCCGCATTTCTTGGGTCCAATCCAAGCAACTTATACGGTTTTAACCCCACATGCGCGCGGCGTGTTGGTGGAAAAGCCGGTACTGCTGGAAATGGTGCTGGGGCAGGGGGATGTAGTTATAACGCAACGACCTCATTTCCATTTGGTACGCTTGTTTCAGGGGGAGGAGGCGGCGCAGGCGCGTGTAATGACGGTTCAGGTGCGCCGTCTTGCGCGTATACGCGAGCGGCGGGAGGAAATCCTGGCGGTGGGGCAGGAGGTATGGCGCAAGATGGGTGTAAAAACGGAGGAGCCGGAACAAATCCTCGCGCAGGCGGTGGAGGCGGCGATGGTGCCCGAAATGTCGGCAACTTTTCAGCAGGTGGCGGCGGAGGCGGTCGTGGAAACGCAGGAAATCCGGGTAGTTCGGGCAGCGCAGGCGGCGCGGGAAATCCCGGTAACGCAGGCAATCCGGGTTCAGCAGCAAATCCTTCCACAGTAAACTGCGTAGCGGTAACGCCTGGAACTTCTTATCCCATTTCAGTTGGAAGCCCCGGTGGGCAGGTCACAATCAGTTGGAATCCGCAATGAAGATTCAAAAGCAACTGCAACAGCAACTACAGGAAGCCGAACAAGCCCGCATTTTGCGGGACATTAAGGCGGCGCAGAGCCGCGCTCGTTCAATCAGTGTTGGCACCGCCTTTGGCGGTACTACCGAAGTCAACATGCGATTGGAAGACGGGACCAGTGTTTGGTGTCCGATGCAACCGGTTGAAGTTATTGAATTGATCCATCAATTGGCAGCAAATGTCGGGTGCCATATTGCGCTCAAGCCAAGGAGCGATTTCTCAAGTTGGCGGGAATGGCGCGTCAGCGAGGCTGAGAAGAAACATCTTCAGGGACATGCTCCGTTTGTCAACGATATGGCAGTCTTTCAACAACTTGGAGCCTCTGGTTTTGATCAGGCCCAAGCGGAGGCAACAGTTGCACATAACCTTAAGCAAGAGGAATATGTGTATGTAAATGGTGGTGCTCGGAAAAAGGAGCAAGCAAATGAGCAAACTTTGGCAACTCAAGAAACTGTCAGACGGAAGCGCACTAAGCGAGCCGCAGCCGCTGCCTGAAAATTGGGGGCCGATCTTCGGCCTTCACGGCTTCATCGACCAGATTGGTGACCTGTCGTGGCTAGGCGAAGCCTATAACGACATGGGCTGGGTTCAAGTTGGCGATGCGCCTCCTGGGCCTGCTGAGTCTTCAGCGGCGGAGTTGGCTTGGAATCAAGCCAAGATTGATCTGCGTAATTCGGACTGGTCGGTTTTGCCCGATGTCCCGATGACTGCCGGTCAACGCGACGCTTGGATTGCATACCGCAAAGCCTTGCGAGAAATTCGCCTTCAGCCCGGGTTCCCGGCAGACATTCAGTGGCCCAAGGCTCCTGATTGACCAAGTACACGATCCGGTTCAACAAGTCACGCGGACAACCGGGTCGTGGCTCAATGCTCCATGTCTGGCGCGTGTTTGAGGATGGGCGGGAGATTCTCGCCAAGCACGTCAGGATCGAAACCCGGTCGTGGACGGAGTTGGATGCCAATGGGCAGGACTACAACATCGCGTGCCGTGGGCGCATGATGTTCTTTGAGGACACCGACACGGTGGTGATCACGGAGTAAATCATGGCATGGTCAGACGTACTCAAGGCAGTTATCCCCATCGTGGTGGCTGCGCTTGCTTGGCTACTCGGTCAAGTGGCATCCTTCTCTGAGCGTCTGACCAAGATCGAGGGGCAGATGCCCGCGCTCATCACCAAGGAAGGCGTGCCCACCGACAGCCCGATCAGCGCAGAGCGTCGGGCCATCATGAAGGAGCAAATCTACAAGGACATCAACGACCTTCAAGTGAAGGTCAAACTCCTTGAAGAGCGCGAGAAGTTCTTGAAGGGGAACAAGTAGTGTATGGAACCCATCACTGGCATTCTCGCGGCGGTATCGGCGGCGAATGCTGCGTTCGGAGCCGTTAAGAAACTCGTCGCCACGGGCCGCGAGATACAGGACGTTGCCGGTCAGATCGGTAAGTGGTACGGCGCCTTCGGGGACTTCAACCGCCTAGCCAACGAGAAGGCCAACAAGAAGCCCTCGGTCTTCAAACGGCTGCTGCACGACGGCAGCATCGAGCAGGAAGCCCTGCAGATCACGATGCACAAGCAGGCGTTGGTCAAGCAGGAGTACGAACTGAAAATTCTGATCATCGCTCACTACGGTGAGAACGTGTACAACGAGATGATCATGGAGCGCATCCGGCTGAAAAAGGAGCGCGAGAAGCGGGATCGTGAGCACCGCCTGCGGCAGCAGGAGTTCATGCTCAACGTGAAGTACGGCGCGGGTATTGCCTTCGTGGCAACCGCCCTGATCGCGGTGGGTTACTACTTACTCGACAAGGTACAGCAATGAGTTTCAGGAAGCCGCCGGAAGGCGCAAGCCGTTCAGAGAGGGAGGCCCATGTCAAGGCTCTTGCTGCGGTTTCTATTAGCCTGCTTGCTCTACTCCTTGCTGTTACAAATTACTTTGCCGGAAGGAACTCCTCTGCGGTTCTCAACGGAACCATAGAGTCCAACAACCTGTGGGCGTGGTATCAGGCCAAGAATGTCCGGGCGACCATCTACGAGGTCACCAACAACGAGCAGAAGGCCACCAAGCAACGCGCCGACATGGACGAGATCATGGAGAAAGCCCGCGCTGCTGAAGCCAAGCGCGACGCTGCCAAGGCCAAGTCTTCCTACTACTCCTACTCCGGCATGGCGCTGCAACTGGCCATTGTCCTCTCCTCTGCCGCCATTCTGGCCGTCACCCTGAGCCTGTTCTACGCCTCACTTGGTGTGGGCGCAGTCGGGGTGCTTCTGTTCTTCTTTGCTCTAGGAGCCTGAGATGCTGTCGCTTCTTTCCACCCTTGGGGGCTTGCTCCTCTCGGGCCTGCCCAAATTGCTTGAATACTTCCAGAACAAGGCAGATCAAGCCCATGAACTGAAGTTGGCTCAGGTTCAGACCGAGCGCGAACTCCAACTGGCCGCAGCAGGCTTTGCCGCCCAGGCCCGCATGGAGGAAATTCGCACCGAGCAGGTGGCGATGGAGACTGACGCCCGGATGACCGAGGCGGCTCTGGCGCACGACCAGAAGATCATGGACAAGGCATCCCGGTGGGTGGTGAACTACACCGGCACTGTGCGGCCCACGGTTACTTACATCTTCGTCTTTGAGCTGGTGGCCATCAACGCTTTCATGGCGTGGTATCTGTGGAACCACCCGAATCTGATCCAGAGCATGGACGACATCATCAAGTACTCGGACCTGATCTTCTCCGCTGACGAGATGGCCATTCTTGGGGGCATCATCGGCTACTGGTTCGGGTCGCGCCAGTGGAGTAAGAAGTGAAACTGAGCAAGGCAGGCGAAGACCTCATGCACAAGTATGAGGGGTTTAGGAGTAAACCCTACCTTTGCCCTGCCCACATCTGGACGATTGGCTATGGCCACGTCCTGTATCAAGAGCAGATCAGGCTCCCGGTCATCCGCAAGGAAGGCTACACCGGGATGCTCCGCAACGAGTTCCCCCTGAAGCCGGAGGACAGCCGTGTCTGGACTAAGACGGAGATCGACGAACTATTCCGTGATGATGTCGGGACTTTTGAACGTGGTGTTCTTCGACTTGTTCCCGGCGTATCTGGCCGTCAAGGCTCTTTTGACGCTCTGGTCAGTTTTGCCTTCAATGCAGGGCTAGGCAACCTTCAGCGCAGCCAGATCAGAATGCGGGCCAACCGGGATGACTGGAACGGGGCGGCAGACGCCTTCCGCCAGTGGACGATGGGCGGCGGCAAAGTCCTGCCGGGTCTGGTCAAGCGCCGGGAAGCCGAGATTGCCCTTTTCCTGTCTTGACGGGAGAATACCGATATGCCGCTCAAGAAACTCACTCTCAAGCCCGGTGTAAACAAAGAGAACACCCGCTATACCAACGAGAACGGTTGGTACGAGTGCGACAAGGTGCGCTTCCGCCAGGGCACTCCCGAGAAGATTGGGGGTTGGACTCGCATCTCGGCCAATACCTTCCTTGGTGTCTGCCGCTCCCTGTGGAACTGGGTCACGCTTGGCAATCTGAACCTGATTGCGCTTGGCACCAATCTCAAGTTTTACATCGCCCGTGGTGGCGCGTACTTTGACATCACGCCAATCCGCACAACGGTCACGATCAACAACAACCCGTTTGCGCTGACCGCCTCGACCACGGTCACGGTCACAGACACGGCACATGGCTGCGTCACAGGCGA